TGTCATCTTAAAAAACTCCCCGCGCTCGCGGCGGCCGGTTTTTCAAGCGACGGAGGGCCGATGATCGCCGAGCCGCTGCGCCCGCTGGCGAGGCCGATCACGGAGTTCCGGCTGCTGGACGGGAACCCGCGCCGGGGTGACGTGGAGTCGGTGAAGCGGTCGCTGAAGCGGTTCGGGCAGCGTAAGCCGATCGTGGTGCGTGATGACGGGACGGTGGAGGCGGGGAACACGACGCTGAAGGCCGCGTTCGGGGATGATGACGCGACGGCGAAGGCGTTCGCGCTGGCTGATAACCGGACGTCGGAGCTGGGGTCGTTCGACTTGGCGGCGCTGGCGGCTATGGCGGTGGATGTGCAGGCGGCTGATCCGGGGCTGCTGGAGGCGGCGTCGTACTCCGAGGCGGACCTGAACGCGCTGCTGGCGGGTCAGCGGGTGCCGGAGAAGCGGACGGATCCGGATGCGGTGCCGGATGCGCCTGCGGAGCCTGTGACGGTGCTGGGGGATGTGTGGCTGCTCGGGCCGCACCGGCTGCTATGCGGCGACGCGACCAGCCCGGACGATCTCAAGCGGGTCACGGACGGCCTGGGTAGCGTTGGCATCATCTACACCGACCCGCCGTACGGCGTGGACATCGTGAGCAGTGCGGGCAAGGTGGGGGCCGCTGTCGGCTATCCCTTCGGCGGCGCGAAGAACGGCAAGCAGGGAAGTGCCGGGACCGTGCACACAACGGCTTACCTCCCGGTTGCTGGCGACGGCAGCACGGAGACCGCCGTTGACGCCTTCCGGCTCCGCGCCTCCGAGCACGGCAAGCGCGTCCATCCCACCCAGAAGCCCGTGGCTCTCGCGCAGTGGGCGTTCGGCGTGATTGACCCGAAGGCCGAGCGCGCTACCGTGCTCGATGCGTTCGCTGGCTCCGGCTCCACGCTGATCGCGGCGCACGCGACGTGGCGGCGCGCTGCACTGATCGAGATGGAGCCCGCTTACGCGGACATTATCTGCCGCCGGTACCAGGAGCACGCCGGCACCAAGCCCGTCCTCGAATCCACAGGCCAGCCCCATGACTTCACCGCCTAAGCCGCCCACAGGGCTGCTCCCCGCGTCCCGGGTCCGGTGGCGGCAGTTCTGGGACTCCCCGTCCGCCGCGCTCGTCAACTCCGACTCCGACCTGCCCCGGCTGGAACGGTGGATCCGGTCCGCCGACGAGTACGAGAGGGCCGCGAAGATCGTCCGCGACGCGCGCCTGGTCAAGGGCAGCATGGGGCAGCCGACGCTGAACCCTCTGGTCGGCTACCTGGTTCACCTTGAGGGGATCATCACGCGGGCGGAGACGGAATTCGGCATGACCCCGGCGGCGCGGATCCGGCTGAACAGGGATCTGCTGTCGCGGCTGCCGAAGGACGACCACGACTTTGAAAATGAACTGTCCACCCCGGTTCGGGACGCAGAGAAGCCCTGACCGGCCGACGCTCGGCCCCGCGATCGGGAAAGTCGCGGCCATGCTCGGGAAACCGTTCATGCCGCACCAGCAGTACGCCGCGGACGTGCTCGGCGAGATCATCCCCGAGACCGGGCGGCTGGCGTACTCCGAGGGTGGCGTGACGATCCCCCGGCAAGAGGGCAAGTCGACGTTCATCGAGGCGAAGGCGACGCACCGCTGCTCGGCGACGGGGTTCTACGGTGGCCGTCAGAACGTGCTCTACACGGCGCAGACCAGGCAGAAGGCCCGGAAGAAGTGGGAAGAGGGATTCCTGGCCGACCTGAAGGCGTCCGTAGCGTTCAGGGGCCGCATCGACCCGTCGCTGGCGAACGGGAACGAGCACATCCGGTTCCCGGACGGTTCCAGCTTCGGCATCGAGGCGGTCACGGAGAAAGCCGGCCACGGCGACGTGGTGGACGAGGCGTACATCGATGAGGCGTTCGCGCATCAGGACTGGCGGCTGGAGCAGGCGTTCCGCCCGGCGATGATCACGCGGGTCAACAAGCTGCTGATGTGGATCTCCACTGCTGGGTGGCTGGACGCGTCGCCGTACCTGGAGGCGAAGGTCGAGGCCGGACGCCGCGCCGTGGCGGAGGACCGCCGGACGGGCCTGGCCTATTTCGAGTGGTCCGCCCCTGCCGACGCCGACCCGGGCGACGAGGCGGTGTGGTGGCAGTGCATGCCCGCGCTCGGCCGCACGATCAGCATCGAGGCGATACGCGCCGAGTACGCCAAGGCGCTGGACGAGCAGAAGCTGAACGAGTTCCGGCGGGCGTTCCTGAACCAGTGGGTACCGAAGGACGCGCCGGATGTGTGGTCGGTGATCCCGGAGGCGGCGTGGACGTCCCTGGCCGACCCGGACAGCCGGCCGCTTGACCCGCTGGCGTTCGCGGTGGCGGTCGACGGCCGGGAGGGACGCCGCGGCGCGATCGGCGTGGCCGGCCGCCGCGCGGACGGACTGCTGCACGCGGAACTAGCCGACTACCAGCCGGGAACGTCGTGGATCGTGCCGCGCCTGACGGAGATGCACCGCAAGCACGGCGGGACCGTCGTGGTGGACGCCGCCGGGTACGAGGGCAGCCTGATCCAGCCGCTGGAGGCGGCGGGGGTGCCGGTGACGAAGCCGGCGGCGCGGGATGTGGCGGCGGCGTTCGGCCAGTTCTGCGACGCGGTGACGGACAGCAAATCGCTGCGGCACCTGGGCCAGGCGCCGCTGGACGCCGCGGTGGCCGCGGCGGCGGTCCGTGACGTGGGCGACGCGGGCCGGACCTGGGGCCGGCGGGTCGCGGCGGGGGATATCTCACCGCTGGTGGCGGTGACGCTGGCGGTGTGGGCCGCCTCCGCGCCCACGCAGCCGTTCTTTGCCTCGTGGCGCTGACAGGAAGGCCCCCGCGTTGACATCCATCACCGAGCGCGTGCCCCTGGACCGCATCGACCGCCGGGCCCGGCAGGCGCATCCCGGCCGCGTGCTGCTGACGCTGATCGCCGCGGTGCTGTTCGGCCTCGGCTGGCTGGCGTTCAAGGCGTGCGCGGTGACGTGGCTGGCGCTGGCGTGGTGCGGTTCCGCAGTGATCGAAGGCTGGCAGACGGCCAAGGCCGGGCAGCGAGCACCCTAACCAGGTCGAGGAGGCCATCTGTGGGCGTCCTGGACCGGGTGAACGCGCGTGCCCGCCGCGGCGGGCAGGGTGACGAGTCCCGGTACAGCATCGACACGTGGATCAGCGACTACCTGATCCCGTCGGGCGGCCAGTTCTCCTACGGTGCGGTGAACTACCCGTTCGGCCTCGGCCAGCAGTCGCTGGCGGGGAACCGCGCGGCGGAGATCGCGAACAGCCTGCCGGGATACCGGATGGCGCTGCAGGCGTGCCCGCCGGCGTTCGCCGCGCAGATGGTCCGCGCCCTGGTCCTGAGCCAGGCCAGGTTTACCTTCAGGAACCCGCCGTGGCACCGTGCGACGCCCCGCCGGACGTTCGGGAACCCCGACCTGGGGCTGCTGGAGCGGCCGTGGCCGAACGGGGTGACCGGCGACCTGGTGTCGCGGATGGAATGGCACGCCGGGCTGGCCGGGAACGCGTTCGTCCGCCGGGAGGCGACGCGGCTGCGGGTGCTGCGCCCCGACTGGACCGCGATCATCCACGGCTCCCAGTCCGAGCCGGAGTGGCCGTCCGGGGCGCTGGACGCCGAGCTGATCGGCTACGTGTACGCCAACCGGGGTGTCGGGGTCGGGGAGCCGTCGCTGATACTCCCCCGGGACATGGCGCACTTCGCGCCGCTGCCTGACCCGGAGATGACGGATCTGGGCATGTCGTGGCTGACCCCGGCGATAAGAGAAATGCAAGGTGACAGGCTCGCATCCGAACATAAAATCAGGTTCTTCGAACAGGGCGCCACGCCGAACCTGGTGGTGAAGGGGATCCCGGCGGTGAACCGGGAGACGTTCCTGCAGCTCGTCGAGGACATGGAGGAGCGGCACGCAGGCGTGGCCAACGCCTACCGCACGCTTTATTTGACCCAAGGCGCCGACGCGACCGTAATTGGCTCGAATCTCGCGGAGCTGGACCTCAAAGCGGTTCAGGGCACGAACGAGACCAGGCTGTCGGTGCTGTCCCGGGTCCCCGCGGCACTCCTGGGGATCTCCGAGGGCCTGAGCGGAAGCTCCCTGAATGCCGGGAACTTCTCGGCGGCGCGGCGGAACTTCGCGGATACCTGGGCGTACCCGGTGCTGCAGAACCTGGCGGCCTCGCTCGCGTCGGTGGTCAAGGTCCCGGCGGACGCGGAGCTGTGGTTCGACACGGCGGACATGCCGATCCTGCGGGAGGACGCCAAGGACGCCGCCGATATCGAGGCAATCAAGGCCGTGACGATCTGCGGGTACGTCAAAGAAGGTTTCACTGCTGAGAGCGCCGTGGCGGCGGTGCGGGGGCAGGACGTGACCCTCCTGAAGCATTCCGGTCTTTTGTCGGTGCAGCTTCAGCCGCCCGGCTCGAACCAGCCGGACACCACGGCACCGGACCTGGCTGCGCTGGCCGCCGCCAACGGCGCAGGAGGGCCGGGCAATGGCTGACGCGAAGGAACCCTACGGCCCGGTCAGCTACGCCGACCCCGGCTACCTCGACGCTGACGGCAACCAGGCGTCGAAGTCCGGCAAGCCCGGCGTCAAGCGCTACCCGCTGTCTGCGGACAAGGTGATGGCCGCCTGGACCTACATCAACCAGGCGAAAAACGCGGGCCAGTACACGCCGGCGCAGCTGTCGGCGATCAAGGGGCGGATCAAGTCGGCGATGGCGAAGCACGGCCATCAGGTCAGTGACACCGGCGGCGACACCAACAGCGCCGCGCCGGACGGTGACGGGTGGGCTGAGCGGTGGCTGGAGTCCGTGCTGGAGCGGTTCAACACGGTCCACGTCCCCGCCGGGTCCGCCACCGGCGGCCAGTTCGGCACCTCCGGCGGCAGCAGCGCCAAGAGCGGCGCGAAGACCCCCGCCAAGAAGGCGGCCCCGGCGCATCACATGTCCCCGGCGCACGCCGCCGAGAAGGCCCGGCTGCTCGCCGAGGCGCACAAGGCCACCGCCGAAGCCGCCACGCTGGAGCACGTCCTCGCCGGGCTGGAGAAGCAGGCGGCCACCGCCCAGGCCGCGGCGAAGAAGTCGGCGGCGGCGGCGAAGGCGGCGGCGAAGGCCGGGCACGTCATCCACCACCGCAAGCACGCCGCCGCGCACAAGCGCCACGCCGCCCATCACGCCAGCCTCAAGCAGAAGATCACGGCGCTGAAGGGGCAGATCCACGCGCTGCGGGTGAAGGCGGCCGGGCTGACCAGGCAGGCCAACGCGATCCGCTCCGCCGTGGACGAGGCCATGCCTGGCGCCTGGGCGCGGCGGGCGTCTGACCTGAAGTACGGCCACGGGTCGGCGCTGTGGAAGTACTGGACCTCCGGCGAGGGGTTCGCGAAGTGGTCGGCCGCCGTGCATAAGTGGACGACGCTGCGCGACCTGCTGCTGAAAGCCGGGGTCCCGCCGCAGATGGCCGACGGGCTGACCACGAACATCATCACGGCGGTCATGCCGGGCTACATGAAACAGGCCCACGCGCAGGAGAAGAACATGACGCACTTCGCACCCGACCTGGACGTCGTCCGCTCCGGCGGCGGCATGGAGCTCCAGCCCGCGCAAGACGGGACGCTGGGGACGCTGACCGGCCGGTTCTCCGAGTTCGGCCGCTGGTACCGGGTGTCGTCCAAGATGGAGGGCGACTTCCTCGAGCGGGTCACCCCCGGCGCGACCGCGGACACGATCCGCGACAACCGGGACTCGATGCGGGTCCTGTTCGACCACGGGATGGACGCCCAGATCGGCAACAAGGTCCTCGGCCCCATCGACGTGCTCGAGGAGAAGTCCGACGGCCCCCACTACGAGGTGCCGCTGTTCGACACCAGCTACAACCGGGACCTGCTGCCGGGCCTGAAGGCGGGCGTGTACGGGGCGTCGATGCGGATGCGGGTCACCGGCGATAAGTGGGATGACAAGCCCGCCCGGTCCGGTGACAACCCGGACGGCCTCCCGGAGCGGACGATCACGGCAATGAAGGTGCTGGAGTTCGGCCCGGTGACATTCCCGGCCAACCCGGGCGCGTCGGCCGGGGTCCGGTCGGGCACCGACGAGTTCTACCACCGGCTGCGGCTGGCGGACGCCCCCGCGTTCGAGGACGCGGTGCGGGCGGCCGGCCTGCCGCTCCCAGAAGACTTCACCGGGCGGGACGGCGCGCGGAGCGCCCCCGGCGGCGAGGAAGACGACGCCAGCCAGGCAAACGGCGGGACGTCACCACCACCCCCCAATCCGAAGACGGTCCTGCGGGACCGTGCCTGGCGCATGAGAGGACAGCCCAGTGGCTGAGACTGAAACCCGGGACGAGTTCCTGCCCGGGAGCATGGACGACCTGCGCGGCCGCACCCCCGACGAGCTCCGGAAGCTCTTCACGGTGCTCGACGCGCACCTGAAAAGCCTGCATCAGACCGACGCCGGTGAGCTCCGCGAGCTCGACGACGCCGAGCAGTCCGCGTTCGAGCTCGGCATGGAGATGCGCGACGAGATCCTGTCCCGGCTCGAGGAGCACCGCAAGATCTCTGAGGTGTTCACCCGCCGCCCCGAGCGGGTCCAGCAGGCGTACGCGAACCTCCGCCACGGCCTGGACGACCCCGCCGGCGACACCCGCCGCATCACGAACTCCGAGGCCCGCGACCGGGCGCTGCGGGTCCTGGACTCCTACGCCGCGTCCGACCTGTCCGACGCGGCGAAGACGCAGGTGGACAGGCTGGTCCGCCGCGACCACATCACCGCACGGCGGCTCCTGGTGACCGAGAACGACGACTACCGGTCGGCGTGGATGAAGATGGTCACCGACCCGCATCCCGTCCTGACCGAGGAGGAGAACCGGGCCGTCCAGGCGTGGTACGAGTTCCGTGCGCTGGGCGACTGGACGACCACCGCGGGCGGGTTCGGCATCCCGGTGTTCATCGACCCGTCGATCATCTTGACCGCGCAGGAGTCGGGGAACCCGTTCCTGGCGATCGCCAAGCAGGTCACGGTCAACACGAACCAGTGGAAGGGCGTCAGCAGCGCGGGTGTCACCTGGGCGTTCCAGACTGAGGCCGCGGCGGCGACGGACAACTCCCCGGTCCTGGCGCAGCCGTCGGTGCTGGTGCACATGGCCAGAGGGTTTATCCCGTTTTCGATCGAGGTCGGGATGGACTATCCCGGGTTCGCGTCGGAGATGTCGATGCTGCTGGCGCAGGGGTATGACGAGCTGCTGGTGCAGAAGTTCACCGTCGGGTCCGGGACGAACGAGCCGAAGGGCATCCTCACCGCGATCAGCGCGACGGCGGGTGACCGGGTGAAGGTCACCACCGGCGGGACGATCGGCGCCCCCGACCCGTACAACGTGTGGAAGGCGCTGCCGCAGAAGTACCGGCGGAACGCGTCGTGGCTGATGTCGGTCGGCGTGAACAACGCGATCCGGCAGATCGGCGCGGCCAACGTCTTCCACGGGTACACGGTCAACCTGCCGGAGGGATGGGCGGACCAGCTGTTCAACCGGCCCGTCTACGAGTCGGCGTACATGCCCGACACCACCTCGTGGACGACCACCGCCGAGGGCCAGGCCATCGTCGGGGACTTCCAGAACTTCGTCGTGGCGCGGAACGGAGGGATGAGCGTCGAGCTCATCCCGCAGCTGTTCCAGCAGGTGGTCGCTGGCACGGGACCGGCGGTCCCCACCGGCCAGCGCGGCTGGTGGGCCTACGCCAGGATCGGCAGTGACTCATCGAACACCGCCGGCTTCCGCCTCCTGGTGGCGAACTCGTAATGGCCGACCAGAAGCCCGCCGAGCGGCCCGCACCGCAGTCGCAGGCGAAGAAGGACCCGCCGGCGCCGCTGGGTGACGCGGGCGCGTCGACGAACCCGCTGGTGCACCAGCTGCTCGCCGAGCGGGCAATCGCGGTCAGCAACGGCGACGAGAACGCCGTGGACGCCGTGGATGGCCGGCTGGCCGAGCTCGGCGTCAAGTAGGAAGGGGGCACGGCGGTGCCTACCTATCAGCCCGCGGGTGACTCGTGCAACGCGGCTATCCAGTTCCTGATGGCGCAGTGGCTGATCTTCACGTCGAACGGCCAGACGTCGCTGGCCGCCGGTATCGAGACGCAGCTGAACGCGCTGGGCGCGTCGATGACCGGCGCCTAGGAAGAGACTGGCGGCCCGGGGTCCTTCCCGAGGTGTCCCGGGCCGCCACTGCACAGGAAGGGTGACGGATGCCGAACATTGCGGCGAGCGCCGGCCACGCCCCGGCGGCTTTCGGTGTCACGGTGCCGGCGACC